AAACTCAACTTCATTAGTAAAATTAACCTTGTTTGTAAAATTAACATAATTACCTGTTTTGCCTGATACAGTTCCATAGGTTTCAACTGTTGACATGGTAACTCCATTCATTTCTACTTCAGTGGTTTTTACTGGGTCATCTGCAATGGTGAAAGTACCTGTAGTTGGGTCTGATTCAACTTTTAAGCCATTAATTGAAGTTATGGAATAATTATAATTTGTGCCTTTAGGTATAAAAGATAAATCTGCTGTATTAGTATCAACTATCTTACTCATTACATTATTAGAAGAACTATCAGTAACATCTACTCTAAATTCTTTTACTGGAAAGTCTGTTGGTGCATCCCAAGATAATGTCGGTCTACCTATTGATGATGCATTAGTATCAGTAAAGGCGACATTAGATGGTGCTTTAACAGCATTTGCATTTGGTATATTTAATGGGTCAGTTGTTGGTTCTTGTGTTGGTACTTCCCATGTATAAACATCTAAATACTCAATCATAGAAACACTTACCAAACCATTTGATTGTAATTCAAGTGCTTCAATTCTAAATAGCTTAGAACTAAAACCTAAACCCGCATAAGTTAAATCAACAATATCTCCTACATTTAATTTATACATTTCAGGAGTTCCTAAAAACTGTACTGTAGTTTGATTTCTACTTCTACCCAATATAGCCTTTGCCATATTACTAGCTATATAAGGGTCTGTTACATAAGGAAACTCTGCTTTAATTTCTAATATCTCACCATCGTCAGAATAGTAATTAGGTGTGGCATCGTGAAATTCTGTTACTGTATCTAATTCATATTTTAAGTTTGCATTAAAAAACTCTACGATAACTTTGTTTGCTTTCTTGTCTTTATTACCATAATCAACTGATACACCTGATTCAGCAATAATATGGTCATCAGTAATGCTAAATGTAGAACTACCAGTATCTTCTATTTGTAATTCGTATTTGCCATTAATATAAGTAAAGATACCTCTCATATTAGCAAGAAGCTCTTTAGCATTATCCATAACATTTTTATTAGTATCTACATAACCATTACAATGAAATCTTTTTACTTGTGTAAATATAGAACCACCCTCATCGTCATAATCATCGTCTATATCTTCATCAATAATAATACAGTTATCTCTAGTACCATCATAAAATTCGTCACTTTTCCATGCATTAATATTTTCTTGTGCAATTATAGTTGTACCTAAAGAATCTTTTACACTTATAACTTCATCGACCTTGTTTTGAAAGGCATCATCATATAATTGTATGCAAAGATTTCTTGTATTAGCAGCAGCAGAGAAAGTTACATTTTGATAGCTACTGCCATAAAAGGGTTGATTCTGTAATGCATCACATTTATCAGCAGCAGTTTCAAATGTTGTCATGTTTATATCTGCTGTTGCCAAACCTTTACCATACTCATCATTTTGTATGTAATCTAAAAAACATAATGCAGCATTACTAGACCATGCAGTAGTGTCGCTTCTAGGGTCATATACTTTTTTACCTTTTACTTGTACTGTTAATTGTGGAACACCTCTAAACATTCCATGTTTATCATAGCGATAAAAAGCTGCAATATATGCTATGCCATTTAGTTTATGATTAGTTGACCATTGTTCAGGTATAGATGCTCTAAGCATAGGGTCTGCTGTTTGACTGGTTGCACCATGATGCAAGTTAAGAACATAGTCATATCTTTTAGTTGGGTCAGGATAAAAACCACCTTCATTGTCTCCTGAATGATTTCTGTCTCCTGCTGACTGATTGGCTGAGTTTAAAGAATAATTACCTGATGTAATTTTATCAGTACCAACATAACCACCATTTCTAAATTGTTTAGGGTCAGTTAATGGGTTTCCATCTAATTCAATCGTGTATTGTAGTATATCTTCTACTTCACCAACCGATAATGCATAGACTACATATAAATCTTTTGAATGATTAGCTTTAGTATCAAGATATACAATTTGTGCACCTACCCTTCTAGTTCCATAAATGACTGGTATCTTGCCACCAGCAGCAGTTTTGTTAGCCATTATGTCTTGACCTTTAGCTAACATTTGTCGTGCTTGTAAAAATCCTTTAACACCTACCGCTAAAGTTACTGCTGAAAATACATAACTAATTTTCTGTAAAGTATCTGCTGCTTTCCATGCTTTAACTATAGCCGAACCTATTTTTGCAAAGAATTCAAACATTTATGAACCCCACCTTACATTAGGTTTTGTTTGTGTACAGTATTCTAAACCCCTATCATTAGCATAAACTGATTGCTGTGATTCATCTGAATAATGTCTACCTTTTGTTAAATTCCAATTCGCCCAATGACTAGCTACTGTCATAGTTAAAATAGAATTTTCTATATTTTCTTGTATAGCTACATTTCTAATGTTGCCAGTAAAATAATTAACCGCACCTACTATATCTTCATTAGCATCAAAATAAGCTAAATATATTTCTACTTTTTTATTGTTGAAAGAACCATCTTGTACCAATGACCTAACTTGGTCAGTTACATTTGAAAAGCCTAAATTTATTTCATTTACTTCTAATTGACCCGTTTCTGTTGTTGAATCTACAGATAAATAAGAACCACCAGCTTCATAAGATTCTGAGTTATAAGTAACATCCCTATAAAAATCTGTAAGTCTTATTACTGTAGATAAATTTAATTCTACTAAAAAAGCTATCTTAGTTTGTTGTGCTGATACTTGTGTTTGTAATCCTGCTGATAAACTTCTTGGCATTACTCAATAACCTCTCTAACATCAAATGAAATACTGTAAAAACCATTAGCATCTGTTGAATACATTATTTCATCATTTTCAAGATAAACCTTAAAAAGAGGTTTATTAACAGTTACAGCTTCATTATCCGCTAGAGCAGATACTAAGTTAGGCAAGATATTAACAGTTGCAGCACCACCTGATGCAGTTACTTCATCTTGCACCATATATACTTTTGAATGACTTGCAAATTGTATTAAATCACCTGCTCTTAATGCATGATTGGTATGCGAGAAACCATCCATAGGTATTGCACTTGTTCCAACTGTTTGTGCACCATTTACTAATATATCAGTTTCAGTATGGCTTACGCCTTTATTATCTAAAGGTGCAGTTATGTCAAAGTTTTCATATCCACCTTTTTGTTTAGATAAAAATGCAAATATTTCTTGTGCTTTTAATTGGTCAACTGGTGGCATTTGAACTGTAAATGAAAAGTATTGTGCACCTATTTGTCTTGCTGATTTTTTGCCTGATAGTGTTTGGTTTAACAATATAGGTCTGTTGTCTTTAAATTGTAAAGCTCTAAAATTTGGGTCTGTTGGAAAAGTTCCTGACATTATACTATCCCCATTTTGCCTTGAGTATTCATGGCATTGTTAATTATTTGTGTTATAAGTCCTTTTCTTGATGTTAGCAACTGGTCAAATCCAGCAGCATCAACTGTTGATATGTTGAAATTTACTGTAGGTGCTGTTTGTTGAACTTGTTGAGGTCGTGCTTTTGTATGGTCTATAACAGTTTCGTTAGGATGTAGTATGCTTAAAAAACCTCCTTTATTATCAAGACCACCTGCCCTTGCACCCATACCTGTAAAACCACCACCTTCATTGTTTGGCAATATTGATGGTAGGTTTAAGTTTTTCTTTATTTCTATTTGTTTATCCCTGCTTTTACCAAGAAGACCTCCAAAGCCAGCAAACATTTTGTCTATAACTAATTTTTGTATTGCTATTCTTATAAGCTCTTTAACTATGCTAGTAGCAAAGTCTTTAAAACTTGCTTTACCTTTTTCTAAAAAGTCCATTGTAAGATTTGTTAAGCCATCGTATGACTTTTGAAAGATGCCCTGCATCTCTTCCTGCATGGTTTTAATTTTTGTAATAAAGTCTGAATAACCATCTTCAGCAGATTTTAAAAACTTTTCAAATGGTGCTAGTGCTTTAAATCCTGACTCTTCTTCACCTGCTGGGTCATTAGGGTCTCTGCCTGTAATTAAATCCATGATAGATTTAATTTTTACTTTTTTGATTTCCTTATCAGTTTCTTTTTGCAGCTCTGCATATAATTTATGAACCATGCCCATCTGATTTTGGATATTTTCATCTGTTATTGGAAATTTTAATTTAAAAGGCTCTATCTCAGTAATGCCTAATTTATCTTTTATTTTTTTAGGTAATTTGGCAACCAAATCATTAACTATAGATATAACATTGTTTGCACCACTTTTAAATGAGTTTGTAACAACATTTAAAGCATTTCTAATAGGATTAACAAATGCCTGAAGAAAGGCTATATACATTTTATTGAAAATAATTTGACCTTTTAACCCTAAGATATTTAATTGTTTTATACCTATTTTTGCAAAATAAACTATTTCTTCTCTAAATATATATAAAGCTGATAATGCCATTGGAATCCACACAAAGGGATTTTTTAAAGCTGCTGCTGTAAAGGCTTTTGTCATCATTATAATTTTAGGCAACATTGCACCTAAAACCCCTAAAGCTGGTATTAAAATAAAATCAAGATTATTTGCAATTTTACCTATTGCTGCACTAAGGGTTGAAAAACCACCAGTTGCCTTCTGTATGTCACCAATCATAAACTGGAAGTTGTTTCTCAAAGCAACCCCAGCTTGGCCTAGTGTCATAGGCATTTTCATTATTTGATCGTTAGTCTCTTTAGTACCTTTGATAAGAATTGGCATTACTGTTTCTGCTGTTAGCTTGCCAGCATGTCCAAACTCTCTAAGCTCACCAATGGTCATATTTAAACCATCGGCTAACATTTTTGTAAGGATGGTATTATTTTCCATTACAGAACGTAACTCATCCCCTCTCAAAGCACCTGAAGCAAGACCCTGTGCTAACTGCCTAGCAGAGTTATTTGCTTCTTGAGCATGTGAACCAGCAATAATAAAAGTATTCGCAACTGTTTGCGTTGCATCAGCAACATCTCTTTGAGTAGCACCTAAATGCTCTGTAGCTAAAGCAAGTCTTGTAAATAACATAGCAACAGCATCAAAATCCGATCTTGAGTCAGATGCTATTCTTCTCATGTGATTCATAGCATTAGCTGTTTCGGCTGCACTACCTGTTAAGGCGTTCATCCTGTTTTCAACACCAATCATTACGTTGGCTGCTTCTACTATTTCTCTTACACTAAATGCACCAGCAACAATACCAGCAAATCTTTTTATCTGCTTGTTGGCTTGATCTGTGCTTCTTTTGAAGCTATCAAATGCTTTTTTAGATTTATCATTACCATGTATAGTAAGAAATAAATCTGTCTTACCCATTGCTCGCATTACTTTCTTCCTTTATTTCAAGATAAGCCAACCAACCCTGAAACTCCTCTACTGTCATCTC